TGAGATCGAAGCCTTAAGACTTTCGCCTTGGATCTCACACATTCCTTCGCTTGCCATTGATTGCTTAATGCCATTCTCGATTAGCTCTTGAAAGTCTTTGTAACGCTTAACTTGGGCTTGTAATGACCTCACCTCAGCCGTTAATCGCTTAATGTGAGCTTCAGGCCAGTCTGACATTGCTATCGCATAGTCGATCTTTAATGGTGCTTCATCTGGGATAGGCCCAAGATGCGCTATTGCGTTTTCTACGATGTCTGATTTTTCATCTAATATTAATTCTAAAGCTTTCATTTATTTACCTCCAACATTCATTAAGTAAGATTCAATTAAAGATCGTGCTAATCTATCAGCCTTTTCTTGGGCTTTAGAATTATGTAAGTCATCGACATTAAGCCATAGGTCTGAATACGGAATGTAAACAAACGACTCTTGATGTGCTACTTGGCTTTCTTCATCTAAGTAAAAAGAAACCATGAACTCGTTTTCATCTTTATTTGAGAAAATTTCTATTGCAGACATTGGAGCCAGCCTTTCGTCCTTATATAAGGTTAAAATTTGACTACGGCTTAGGTGAGCATCAAGATGTGTGTAGTAAGTTATAAACATAGTACACTAGTCACTTGACATTTGTCAATAGCATGGTGTACAATAATTATTATGAGACGATTAAAAATAATGAAAATCACAGAAGTATTAGCATGGAACCTTAAAAAGTTTAGAGAATCTAGAGGCTTAACCCTGGAGCAGATGGGAAGGGCTTTAGGCGTTTCTAGACAAGCCATATGGAACTTAGAGAATGAAACGTCTTGGATCACAGTTGACAAGATTGAAAAATTTTCAGTGTTTTTCAATATAGAACAACATGAATTGTTTCAAATAGAACCAAGTAAAAATAAGTCTAAAAAACAACTAAAGTAAAAAAAATAATGTTCCGATAGCTTTTTAAACAAAAGGATGTATATGAAAATGATTTTAATTCTTGCTGCTTTACTACTTTCTGGTTGCGCAACACTAACACCGCCCGTTAAAAAAGACATTGTTAAGTCTGCTGTAATAAATAAAGACTATGATAAAACTTGGTCTTCTTTAATTAGGGCTTTCGCTGATAAAAATGTTACCTTTAAAAATATGGATAAAGCATCCGGTTTAATTACTTCCGATCTAAAAACTTTTGACCCGTTCGATAATAATGGCCTTATTGATTGTGGTAAATTAAGCGGTCATTCAATAGTACAACAATTTGGAGCTGCAACTTACAATGTCTATGTAGAAAAAGAGACCGCATCTACTACTCGCGTTACTGTTAATATAAAGCCAGTAATGACTTCAAAATCAGGCGGTCAATTTACAAGTCTAGACTGTTACTCAACTGGATTATTTGAAAAAGACATTTTGGATTTGATAAAATAAATTATCTCTTAACCAGCTTAAAGTTCTCAAGGATCACTTTAGACACTTGATCGGCTATAATCTCTTCAATGTCACCGCTAACTCTCGCGTTGTGAATACCAGATCTTGCAAATACGGAATGTATAAGCTCGCTACACTCTTTTTACTTTTTTGTTGCTATTTTTATAAACCCAATCAAAAAATATCGAATCACTCTTTCTTCGATAATATCTTCCATTTTCATGATTTAAATTTAAGCGTTTACACAGGTCGCTATAACACAATTTTTCTCCATCGAGCATAAAATTTACGTTTCGACTTTGATTTCTCATTTGTTCATGTTGAGTAGCCCATTTACAGTTTTCTTTAAAATAACCCTTGTCATTGTCTATGCGCTCAATAGAGTGTTTTTTGCTAGGTCTTAGACCCATATCATTTAAAAAATATTCAAAACTTAGCCAATCTTGTGAAATTGGATTTTCTATTTTAGAGTAATTTCCTTTTTTGTTGTGTATACTGCCCACCGTGCATCGTCTTCTTAAATTATCCCAGATAACATATTCATCAGTCCTGTTTTTATTTTTAACTTTACCTCGAAAAATTCCATGTTTAATATTTCTACTACAAATATTAGATCCACATGACTTAGTTGTTCCATTTTTTACATTAGCCCTAGTGACTATTTTTACAGAGCCACATTCACACATAATTTTATAATGGAGTTCATTTCCCCTAGCTGTTCGTGCTCTAAATTTTTCAAGTATCGTAATCTTATGGAACTTTAGTCCTATTTCGTTTTCTGTTGGTATTTCTAGGTTTTTTCTTGTTAAGTTTTTCATACACCTTAATTATATCTTTTAAGTTTTCAGTCAACAGTATTGAAAAATTTTCAGCGATAATCTCTTCGACAGTTGGATCAACAATATACTGCCTCATTCCAGTTCTATACCAAAAAACATGAAATAATTCGTGACTGAAATCTTGAAACTGTGTCTGCGATCTTGGGTCAAGAGTGATTAGATTTTTAACCGGATCATATAGTGCTACAGCATTTAGGCTATCATCTATTTTTTTTATAGAAATTTTCGTTTTTAATCCAAATACATATATGTTCATAAGTTCCCATCAAATACGTGACCGTTAAAACTCATGAGTCCATTATTGATTTTAGGTTTATAAAAGTTGTATGAGCCGTCAGGAAAAAACTCAAACACTCCGAAAGCGTGAACCCAGTTATTAGGCTTCCCTTTTAAGAACTTTGCATCTAAGCGGCTCAATGTCCCTAGGGCTGAGGCTTCAATATTGCCTTCCATAGAGGTCTCGTTATGCTGTTGATCGTCATGTACGTGCCCGTAATAAATGTTTGATTTAAAAGTAGACAAATGTTTTTTAGCATGGCCGTTGCCTGCATAAATGCCATGCGTAAAATGAGCTTTGCCGATTCTGACTAGATGATTTACTTCGAATAAGTCATAACCAAACTTATCTAGGTTTAAAAGTTTCTTTAAATTAATATCAAGGTCTAAGTCAGCAAGACCGTCAAATAGCTCCGGCATGCGCGTAAATGCTTGATCAATCCAAGCTTCATGATTTCCCTCTAAGTAAACTCTCGTTGTCGTGTTAGGCGTTTTATCGACGATTTCCTGGAGTAGCTCACGAGCTTCTTTCATCTCTGGAATAAGTCTTCTAGGCTCTAAAGATTCACTAGGCCAGTGACTAATCCCTTCGCAGTCTACGAAGTCACCCATTATCATGTGCACGTCTGGCTTGAAGTAAGAGCAAAATTTAATAAAGCAATTCACGGCGGCAACATCTCGGTACTTAACATGCGTGTCAGGTTCAGCTACGAGCTTGAGTGACTTTGGGTTTCCAGCCCTGTCAAACATCTCTTTTAAATCTAAAGTGTGAACAAAGAAGCCCTGAATCTGTTCAGTCTTAGAGCATAACTTTTTGTAGTTTTTTAAAAGTGTTTCTTCTGAAGTGATTTTTTTGCTAGGTAATTTTTTTGATTCACTGACTGACTTTAAATCAGCAGCATCTAATAAGTTTTGATAAGTGTTATATTGGCTTTTCTCTAGTCGATACTTGCCGCCGACCATCGAATTTTCAAACTGTGCGCGCGTAGGCGTGTGCCCTAATTCAGCAGCGAGTTGTTTAACGAAAGCGACTAGATCATGTGAATTTTGCTTTTCAGACATAACACCTCTAATTCATTTTAATTAAGCATTTAAAATATTGAACAATTTAAGGATTTTTAAGATTTAACTCGATTGGAATCGTATCATTATTACACAGTATGTATTTTTATATGTATTTTTATATGTATATATGATATAGTCTATATATGCCAACGGTTTTTAAATACAGAAGCTTATTATTCATAATACACACGAACGATCACAACCCTCCTCATGTGACTGTGTACTATGGCAATCCGAAAAGCTTTGAAGCCAAAGCTAGAATTGACATAATTAAATGTGAGTTAATGGACTCTCAAGGCTTCAGTTCTAAAGCTTTAAAAGAGATCCTAATAATATGTGAAAATAAAAAAGATTTATTCTTAGAGGTATGGCATGACACAAGATTTTAAAAAAAATAAAAACATTCATCTTGGTAAAGTTGATCTAGATTTTACAGCCAGCGAAGCTATTGGTTCAAGAGACGCTAAGGTTAGAATTACTGCAATGATTGACGGTGATATTTATGAAAAGCTTAAGGAGCGCGCTTCTAATGGTGAGGGCGGCGGTAAGTATCAAACACTATTAAATAAGCTTTTACGAGATGTTGTTTTTTCAGAAACAAGACTTTCTGAGTTTGAGGTTGTTCGGCTTAAGCAAATAGTTGAGTCTTTCGAAGAAAAACAAATAAAACGCAAAGCAAAATAACTATTACTTTTGACTGAGTACATTTTTCATCATGCAATTGAATGATGAAATGTTTAAAGTGTGATAAGAAACTAAAAGCTAAATACGTAGACTATGACTATTCCGATAAGTGTGGGATTCCAGGCACTACACTATCCAACATCAAGCAATATACTTGTAAAAAGTGTGAAGAAACTTATCACGACCTGGGATCACACGAAGAAATAAATAGAATGATTGCTAATATTTTACTAGATCAAGCCGAAGTACAAAGGAATCAAATTAGATTTATCAGAGAGCAAATTTTTAATATGAGTTATTTTGAGTTTGGAGAATTAACAAAGATCAATCCGCAGATGATTAAAGACTTGGAATCGAAAAGAAAAACTTTGAATAAGGAAAATTCAGATAAGATATTGACCGCTTTGTTTATGAAAACTCAGCGCCCTACTATTATTATGGGGAGTTGATAAATTTAGTCCCTACGAATTTTATTGTATAAGTTGAACTTGTATATCCGTTCACATTATTATAACCACGGATCGAAACAGTAGACCCAGGTGGGATTTTAATTTGAGGACTAGCTGACATAGCAGCAGCAGGATTGGCTACTCCTGATATTCCACCGAACTTATATAATTCTACTGTGTTAGACGATACCACTTTTATTTGTACTGTGTCGGTATAACCATATCCGCCAGCGGTTCTAAATGACGAATACGAAGCAATAAAAATATCTATGTATTCATTGACTCCATTTGTAAACAATGTGGCATCTGTTAAATCTGCTATTGTTCCACTGTATGTAGGAGAAAAATCTTGTATTTTAATACTTTGATTGCTAGCTATAACTGCTTGACTCATATTCTTCTCCTAAACAGGTCTTGTTTTTACTTTAATTGAAAGATTTTTTGCGTCTGTCGCAGCACTTTGCAAAACGAATCTTAGCTTGTCGTTTTTAGCTAATTCGATAGTTGATAAAATTGGAAGTGTTACGCCCGAAGGTGCCGCCTCTAAAGTAGAAAAATATAAATTGTCTGCTGCTGTATTTACGATTTGCGCATTAGTTGAAAAAATAGTTGTCCACGCGCCAACGCCCGATTGTTTTTCAATGTAAAAAACAGTGGTGCCACTTATTCCAGACACTTCGTTAAATACTTCTATTGAATGAATTTTGCTATCTGTGAATACGTTTTCCATACAACCAGTAAAAACATAAGGATAACTTGATAGGCCGGAGTATACACCGCCCGTTACGCCAAACTTGTAGACAATAAATTCATCTAAAATGAAATTAATTGCGGCCCCAATTTTATTAGCGACTGCCTCACTCACTGAGCTTGAAAATTGAACGTCTTCTGTATAGATCTTTTTAGGTTCTGATGTTACATATGATGCCATTACTCAAATTTAATTCTTTGAGTGGCTTTGTTTTATTTATTGGTATTTTTAAGGCCCTAACTATCTACGAGTCTAAAGGAACCGATAAGGCGAACCGCCGTCTGGATAACCTAGAAACTCAATAATCATATCTGTTGTAGGTGTGAAACCCAATGGCTTACTTAAGGTCACATAACTTGGAGACACACTTGATAAAAACACTTCTTTGATTTTTACTTCGATCGACTTAACAGTCCAATCTTTGCTATGGACTATGACCGGAGCGCCTACCACAAAAGCCGGAGCGTCTAAAGAATTAAATATTAATGTCGTGTCGGTTGATGTTGCTAAAACCTGTCTTGTCATATTCCAAGAGCAATGTGCAGCCTTGTAAATGGCTTGATCGGCCGCATCTGTTGAGTTTGGATAACGAGGCGTATCTAATATCATGCCTTCAGTAGGAGCGATTGATAGCGCAGGGCTTACGATTAGATTGTAAGGATTCGAAGGATCAACCGCCGTGATTCTAACGATCTCTTGGAATGACCAGTCATCATTTCTAACGAGAACCTTTTCGCCAATATAGTTCAGCCATTTAATCGTCGGTAGTCTGTCCGTTAAAACGTCGCCATAGGATTTATTTAAAGAAATTTTATTTGTGGTCGAACCTGTCCCGATCGTTGAACTAGGAGCTATTACCCCGTAACGACCATCCAAACTGTAAACCGTATCAACTAACGTCAAAGTAATATCCGTCCCTTTGAGAGACATCGATTTATTCTGCACTTCGAACAAACGAGGCAAGAAAGTTCTAGTCCCGTTTGCTGCCTTAGTGTCTGAAATCTGCAACAGTTGGCCGTCTAAGATTACAGTATCACCGATCTCGATAGTGAAAGCGTCACCGAACAATACCTGCACGTCTAAAGATTCAGCACCGAATTGATAACGGTCTAAGAATCTACGCGTCTGAGTCTGAAACAAATAATCAAAATTGCTAGACGCGCGGATACCGTCTGAATCAATTTGAAGTGGCTTGTTTGAAATATTAATTCTATTTGTCGAGTTGGCTGATTGCGTGATTTTACCACGAGTATATTTGTCCTCGACCGCATCTTTATCGTATCTATAGATAATAGAGTTGTAAAAATTCTTAGAGATCGAACGATTGATTTTAATGTTCGAAGCTTTGGTCACATTTAGATTAGATAGCTTCTTTGTCCCGCTCTGAGCAAGTGGTGGGATCGTAAGACCTATCGAAGTCTTAGCCTTGCGAGGGAGCGCGTAACAACCCGAGGGGTAAAGAATTTGAGTATTAATAAAATCAGATCCGTTGATTTGATCTTTAATGTAGAAATCATATTGAAAAAATTGACTTTGAAACTGAGTGTAGACCTTTTCAAACTCTGAAACGTCTACTTGATCCGGTGTCATTTCTAACCCTGCAAACTTTGGGAGCACGTTGTATTTAGTTTTAAATGCAATCAATGCGCCCGCACCTTCGCTTATTAATGTCTTATTTAAAATTAAAAAGGAGCCTACATCATTTGTCGCAATAGATAAAATTTGAGCTGTTCCATTGTTGCCAGGGTTCAAACTTCCAGTGATGTTAACCGTATCGCCTATGACAATCCCGTAGATTTGATCCGGGTAGAACGTCGGCAAATAAACAGCATTAGGGTTTGAACTTAAGCCATAACTGTTAAAGCTTAAAACTTCTATATCACTTGTATGATATTCAGGGCCGCCCGATAACATTAATTTTAAAGAGAGATCCCGCAAGTTTCCTTGCAATCGGTAGAATGTTTCTAAGCTTGCCTCAACAGCGTGAGCCGTAGCGATCGTTCCGAACCGTCCACGAACGCAACCTGTGAAAGTCGTCGCTGTGGCCCCGGTATATTCTACGATTTCGTCACCGATTTTAAAGTATGATCTTAAAGTGCCAGAATCAGCAGGCAAAATAAATTGCGCTGTGTCTACTACTGTGAAAGTTGTTGCCGATGAATTAACAGCTATCGCGAGCTCTGTAGAAACCTTTGGGAATATTTCCAGGTTCTTAAGTCTTTCAGGGGATGAAATATTAATATTAACATAGCCCGAGCCTGATTTAACATCTGACACGATTCCTGAGAAGAACAAAATAGAGTCTTCTGGATGCCCGGCACCCTCTAACGATAAATAGATGCGCGCTTTACGGGCTAAGATGTCTTCGATTACATATCCGGGTGTAATTACTTTAGTGATATAACCGTCAATATCTACCAATGAAATGTCGAAATTTGTACTTGATGAATACCCGCCCTTATCAATTAATAATTGTTGCGTGATATTGTTCGTAGATTTTCCGAGATCAATGTAAGGAAAGCTTAGCTCATCATTAATTAAACCGCCGTAAACAAATCCCGGTATACCGTAGATTGCACCTGGATCACCGTATTTTGCATACTTCTTATTCTGCAATGACGAGAACGTAGGAAGGCCATCGATCTCGACAATGAGCTGTGGACTTTTAACAGTCCTCGTAAGTAAATCTAAAATAAGGTTCGACGCAGGCAATGACATTAGTAGATTTTTTCCTCTAATTTTTCGATTCTTTTTTCATGATAGTGAGTCTTTTCGATAATAACAGCCATGTTTATATTAAGCTTGTCGATCGAATCTTTTATGCTTGATAGAATTGTGACTAAATAGATAGCGCAACCGCTGACGATTCCATAAAAAGCCCACTCGACAAACTTAACAAATTCCATGTTATGCCTTCTTGTACTTACAAACTAAGTAGCCAATTACAAAACCAAAGCCTAGTACGATGAAGAATGGGAATGGCTCACACATATAAAACTCCTATTTGTTTGCGTTTATATAGTCTAAAATTAATTGTTTATTTTCTGCGCTAAAGTATGAATCAGGTACATTCGTAATCAATTGCGTTGCGCTTCCTAAAGAACCATTTAAAAGAAGTCTTTCGATTACTTTTAAAGTTGGATCATTCAACAAAGCTGAAAGATTTTCTTGAGTCAAAAGACCTAAGTTAGTTTTCTCGTCATTGATTGCGTATATAATTGCTAAAACTTCTCGGCCGATATTTTGATTTTTCAATCCTTTTCTCTTAGCTTGTTCGAATTTTAGAATCTGAGCGATATTGATAATTTGAGAAGTATATCCTTCAGGAAAATAATCATGATTCTCTTTAACCCAGGATTCGCATTCCGGGACCGACTTAAATTCAGCCGCGTTTGTTTCTACATTTTGTAAGCTTTTAATTGAAACTTTAAACATTATCTTACTCCATTGAAAATTGTAGGTAATTGTAGGTCGTGTTAGCTAACAAGCTTAAAGATCCAACGGAATTGTGGAAAATTTTAACTGTCCATTTAGTCCCAGCGACTCCGTCAACATCGACGCAGATCGGGTTAGGCGAGTCATTAGTATTCTGAGCTGGCTTTGTATAACGCCCCACTTCTCTTACTTGAACGCCGTCTTTAAATAAAATAAAAATATAAGTTAGAGAAACGGTCGTCGAACCAAATAAGCATCCTGCTTTTATTTGTCCAAAGCCAGCGCGCGGGAAAGTTATCTCTCCAGTTGATGGATTAAAAACTCCGTGAGTATCCCACTCTTTTACATTCGGAATAAAAACTGTAGCTGAGCCTGTTGGTATAGATTGCCCGGAATTTGCGGCGTAACTCATGCGAATTTTTTCTGAAGCCGAAATTGTTGTCGGTGCAGAAAGTCTTTCAATATTTAAGTTTGTTAAATCTTGAGCTGAACCATTTCCTCGCACAGTTAACGACACGCCAGCGTTATGAGTGGCGTATATTTCTACCGTATCGCCTGCTTTTAATTCTTGTCTAAAAATAAACGGTGAAGATTGAGATATTGATCCAGTGCCAGATTTTGAGCCTTGATTTAATTTTAAAAAACCGCCGTTTATGTATAGCCGTACGTCAGCCTCAAAAGACAAGGCAGTAGCGGCATAATTTATTACCCCACTAATTTGATAAATACCTGCGGTTGGAGTTGTAAAGGTTCCGGTAGTTAGATTTAAAGAGCTTGTTTTATCAAAACCATTTGCAATAGTATTAAAAACTATTTTAGTTGCCGCTCCAGAAGTTAAACTTTGAGTACCACTAATAGAAGCACTTACCGCTATGGCACGAGCGTCATACCCGTCGCTCATTTGAGTATTCGAAGACCAGCCAAGAATAGGCACTTTTGCTGAAAAATTATAAGTAAGAGCCGTCGCGAGGGAGTTGTACGTACTAGAACACATTATTGGGTCTGTTCCACTGTTGCCAATTGCAATTCCTAAATTTGTTGCATTGTAAGGGAATACAAAACCAGACTTGGCAGCCGAATCAAAACCGCTGGCGGAACCACAATGTGCTTGGTTTTGGTCACCAACTGGAATTAGCTTATTAATATCAATTGAGTATCCTGGCGGTAAACTGAACAAATAAATACCACTTCCTGCGGTACCTAAAGTAACTTGATAAAAAGAATAATTAATTTCCATTGAATCGCCAACCCGCCTCCATCTTGCTATGTCACGAATTAAAGTAGTCCCCTTTGTAGGATTTGTAGTTGTTGCTGTAATAGCTAGAGAATATGTTTGCCAATCCGTCACGGGACTTCCATAAACATAAACGCTAGGGCTTACTGTGATGTTATCAACTTTTAATGAGTAAGCCAGTGCCGAGACTGTAGCGATGTGTGCGATTAATTGGTATGAGCTTCCTGTTGCAGATGTTTGGAATGTTGCTTCATATTTATCAGACAATGTAGTTGAGTTTGATAACATTTTAATATTCGACGGCTCAATCATTACGTTGTTCGTAACATCATAAATATACCAAATCACATCTGAATCAGCTGTTGTACTACCAGCGACAAATGTTCCTGAGTTAACAATGTAATCAACAGATATTTTTAAAGACTTAGCGCGATAGCTTGGATCAACAGTAAATGGAATCTGCCAGCCACCGCCTCGTCGGTTTGCTGCGTCCTTGGTTAATGTAAAAGATTTTAAGCCAGTCAGAGGAGTCGTCGAAGTGATAGCAGTTGTAATACCTGTAGTCGGCGAACTATTTGCACCGGTAGGTCTTGCACCACTTAAATCTTGGTATGGTGTAAATATTGAAGTTACTGCATCGTCAGCATTTCCGTTAGTAATTAAATTAATAGAACCACCGCCGCCTCCGCTACCTGAACCCACGGCTGACCGTCTTACTTTTTTCTTAACTCCACTTGCCGCAGAGTCTTCGATTAAAAACAAATCGTCTGGATCTAAAGTCACCTTTTCAGTGAACACGCTAAAATCATTTGCAGCTCGTTTTAATTGAGCATCATTTGTAACATCTGAAAGCCCTACCGCCGCCTTATTTAATGGCTGAAAGGTTTTGTCACCACGGTAGTAATCGGCCGATGTAGTGGCTGTAATAGTTGGTTCTTTGCCAGATAATGACGTTGTGACTGTAGTCGCGAAGTTAGGATCATCGCCTAGGGCCGCTGCTAATTCGTTGAGTGTATCTAAAGCCCCGGGCGCTGAATCGATTACTGCTGAAATGGCGCTATTAACTTGAGCCGCCGTTTGGTATCCAGACGGGTTTGTAGCGTCGTATTTTAAAGCTAGGCCGTCTGCTAAATCTGTGTCGGTCGCATATTGCGGATGCGGATCTGAAGCCGCTTCGTGAGCATCTAATTCGTCTTGAGTTGTTTTTAATTGTGCATCAAGTTTTTCAATAGCTACTTTTCTATTGTCACCGTCAGTAATAAAATTAGAATTTGCGTAATCATTTGGAGTTGCGTCGACTTCAGTAGTTCCAATAACATCTAAAAGTTTATTAATAGTATTCTGAGTATCGTCAACAGCCGATCCGCTGCCTAATTTATTTAAAGTAACTTTAGACACAACAGTTGAATCAGTCGTTTTAGAAACAAAAGCCGCATTTGTTACGGCTGCATTTACGGGTTGACCATTTGCTACAGACATCGCATTACTCCATTAATCTAAATTTTAGCTTGCCAGATCGGTAGTACAAAGGAAGGCTTCTATCATAAAGCTCTATTAGTTCATAATCTAAACCCTTAGAATCTTGCTCCGTACTTTCTAAAGTAAACTTCTGAAATTCTTCTGAATTTGCCTCGTTAATCATAACCTCAAACGGATACTTTTCAGTCATCCACTCGATCAAAGATATATAGTCTTCGACACCTGTCGTGTTTGTTCTAATAATTGATTCATTGTTTTGAATGATGTTTGTTATGAATAACAACTCACCCTCCATAAATCGCTCATTGCCGAACTTAATAACCTCAACCAATCCGCTTGCTGACTTATTAATTACGCCGTCAATTGCTTTTCTGTTTTGAGTGGTTGATTTGTACGATTGAAAATAGAACTGTGTAGAATAAGACAATCCGACCGCATTAACACTTGTGTAGGTGTTATCGCCCAAATAGTCGTTGTAATTAAAACCTAATAAGTTTGCAGCCGATCTAGTAGCATTTACGCCTGAGCTAAATAGCAAATCAAAATCAAGTAGGTTGAAAAAAGTAATACGTCTTAAGTCTCTGTTAACTGTTACCGTGAAGCTGCCACCTGTCGTCTCGTTGATCTTAGATGCGACATGATTAGCTAAATCCGTTATGGTGTACGAGCCAGATGATAGCTCAATGACGTAGGTCGTGCCGTCAAATACAAGGTCGATAAATTTATTCGTCTCTGTAATTCTTGGGCCATAGTAAATCTTAGAGTGTTGTTCTAATGCCATTACGCAAATGCTCCTTGTGAAATGACCACGCCTTTTTTATCAAAAGCTGAATTGATTAAGCTTACGATTCTAGATCCTGATTCGTCCGAGTCTAATACGTCGCCTTGAATGACGACACTGACTGCAGTCCCAGGCTCTTGACGTGTTAATTCTTGTGTGGGAGTTAGCTCTGTATTAGCGCCAGGGCTTGCCGCGATACCGCCGCCTGAGTTTGTAGCGGTTGAGCTAGCCGATGATTTTCCTCCCGATAAAGCTTTTAATACTCCGCCAAATGTAGCAAGAGCAGCTCCGGCACCAATCAAAGGGCCTCCGAGTCCAGGTGTTGCAGGATTTAAAGAGTATGCAATACCTTGCAAGATGAAACTTGTTCCTAGCTGAATTGCAATGTCAGCAAAAAGACCTAGCATCGAATCCAAGAAAGCTTTACCAGCATCCTCACCGCTTGCGAGAGCTTGACCAAACTTTGCAAAGGCGTTTCCAATTCCAGTTCCTAAAGTATTAAAGGCTTGCTTCCCAACTTCTTGGAAATTCTTTTTTGCGCTATTTGAAAACTCAATAGCTTGCGCATTGAAACCCGCGACAAACTCACCAAATAATCCGCCCACGCTTGTAACAGGTTGTTCGATAGATTGTATTGCATTTTTAAATTCATTTGTAGCTTGCTTGCCTTGCTCCATTGAATCTTTAAAACCTACTAACCAAGAATTTACTGAGTCTGTAACTTTAAAAGAGAAAACACTGTCGGCATTATCAGCCAATGAGTTAAAGGTCTTTTCTTGAATGCCCGTTACTTTTGTAAGTTCATCCTCTAAGGGTTTAGTGAAAAACTCTCTGAAGCTTTTTGCTCCACCTTGTAAGCTTTCACCTAAATCTTTATTTACTAAAGATGCAATTTTGCCGATACCTGAGACCAATCCTTCAATGGGAATCACGATCGCTTCAACTAATAATTTAGAAAATCCTACGACCGCGACTACTAAAGTATCAAAGCCAAGTTTTAAAGCACCAATACCAAAAATAAAAGATCTAACAAATAATTCAATTGGAGCCACAATAAAGTTATTTAATACGGCAGCTATTTGCACTAAAGTCCCTAGTAAGTCTTTTAAAACATCCTTGCCTTTAACTGCGCCAGCGATTGATTCACTTAATTTAAAAAATGATTCCGCTACGAAATTAATTGCACCTCGAAGGCTTCCTGAATTTGTGAATACTCCGCCGATTGCTTCTTCAACTTCTCCAAAAGCATTACTGAGATTAGCGAGTGATCCCTCAAGAGTGTTCAGTCTTGTTTCGGCTAATCCCCCAAATCGAGTCTCAATAAGCGCCAAAGTCTCGGCCCATTTTTGGCCCTTTGGAATACTCTCATCTAATTTTATTCCGTATCTGCCTAAAGCTGCTGTGTTACCTTGAGCGGCTTTCGCTACTAAATCAAAAGATGAACTAACGTCAATTTGCAAAGCTCGCGAAAGATCTAATGCGGCCTTTGTTCCGCGCTCTAAACCTTGTCCTGAAAGATTCCCAACAGAAACAAGCAAGGCAGCGTTTTGCTTTATTAAATCATCGCCTATTCCTGTTGTTGCCTGAAGGTTTGAAGCGTAATTAGAAAAGCTATCTACAGCTTCACGGCTAAATTTTCCAATCTGAGCAAGGCTTGAACCTAAAGCATTAGTGGCAGTTTCCGCCTCCATTGCTGCCTTAGCCGAGTCTTTAAGAAAGCCCACTAACTTTGTTGCAGCCAAAGCGCCAGCCAATACAGTTCCTAAAGCAAGAAAACCTTTACTAATGCCGCCTGTTAACGAAGAGAAATCACCCTCAAGCTTTTTTGTCGTTTTGTCAGCAGACTTTTCAAGGGATAAAAAACCTTCCTTTACGGAGCCGTCGTCTAAAATAATCTTTAGCTTTAATTCGTCAGCCATTATCTACCTAACACTTTCGCTAGATCTTCGGGTGTAATATAGTTTTTCTTTTTTAATTGAGAGGGATAAGCTTGATTGTATAAATCTTTATGTAGCTTGGTTCTTTGGTTCTTTTTCATATTAGACCAGTCAGAAGCAACAAATGTTTTTAACTGTTCTTGTGCTTCAATCATCGTAATACACTCCCAAAGTTTTTCCACCGCATCATTAGGCAGATTCAAAATTTCTAGAGGACTTATCGAGTAGAAAAAACTAAGCTTTGCGAGCTTAAAGTCCTCTGATTCTACTTTTTTTTGCTATCAAATAAATATTCGCCGATTGCTTTAAAGTGGCTTAATTCTAAACCCTCTACAACTTCGGTCGGTAAGCCCAACTCAACTAGCAAATCGGAAAATGCTTTTAACAGTGGTCCAGTTTCATCGCCCGCTTCTTTGACTAAAGCTTCGTGTTTTATTGCCTGGGCTTTTGTAATAGTTTTTAAGTTGTAAGTTTGTTCATCTAACTTAATTGCTTTTGTGCTTCTAACTAGTTCTAACATTTCTTATTCTCCTTTAAGAAATGACACGCCTGAACGAGCGGAGACTCTCGAACAAGCGCATCAAGATTTATATTTTTAGTATCCGGCCTTAGCTGCATCACCGATCATGAAGAACTGGATGCCTGTTGGTTTTGATTCGTCAGGGTAGATTGAGAACGTCGCTGGGATTTCTGAAGTGCTTTCGCCTGAGAATGTGAATGTGTCTAGACCAAGTTCAGCAGTCCAGATGTTCCAGTCTTGAGATTTGTCAGTAGCGTCTAATTCAACCGGGTGTAAATTGATAAATACCTTTGGATTTGAACCACCGATATTAGCTACTCCGTAACCAAATACCGCTTCTTTATCAGAACCAACAGGTGTGAAAACTGGCATTCCGTACATGACTAAAATATCTTGTAATGATTGCTTGTCAGTCTCTTGTAATACTAAAGACAACTCAGGCTTAGAGTATCCAGTAATACGCTCGTCTTTAACTGTCGTGCCTGAAGCATGACAAGTGATCTCGATTTTAGTTTGCTCGAACCCACTGATTTCAATATCACCTTTAATGCAACCCGCTGATTTAGCGATTTGACCTAGTGTAGTTACTTTGAAAGAAAATGTTGAGTTTACGTCACGTGCAGGTTGAGCATATCCCGGAGCTGTGTGAGTCAACGTAACTACTGAACCAGACGCAACCGCATCGAATCCTGTGACCGCTGTTAATACCGCTGCCAATGCTGTAGCTACAGCCGCCGCTGAATCAGCCGCCGTGATTGTAACTTCATGGCCGATCCATCCGCCCGCAGGTGCAGGATCTACAGATGAACCAGTATCGAACCAAGCGTAATGTTTAGCGCCTAAAGCTGAATGAAATACGAAATATTTTGCACTTAATGTTGTGCCTGGGACGCAAGTAATAGTTTCAACTTGTGGCGTGTCTTTTCCGATCGTTACTAGCATCGGGCGAACTGCGATATTTTGAATAGCCATGATAATCTCCTTTGAGAGTTTATTTGTTAAACGTACAAAGAAAATTATAGAGACGATCTAAACGGAATGACCGCACAGTCTGTTTTTGTATTGATATTTAGATTATAAACTAACAGTTAAGATTGACTGCTGTTCCAAAGATTACGCTGATTGAGAATTGAAGTGTGACCTTAATAGAATTGTCATTTGTATCAAGTGGCTCCGCTTGAATTGAATTACATACCACACGCTTAATAAAATCCTGCGCTCTTAACGGCGCTATCTTTAAACAATTTAATCGGTAGACATTAGCTAAGTCCATAGACTCATCAAGTGACTCGGTAGCGTTTCTGTAACCACGAAAGAACAATGACACTGTGGCATTTACGACATCATTTGTAGTGTGTTGGTTATCGACCGATGTGGCCACGTTGCCATAAAATATGTGATAGCGTTTGTCGAAATCATTGTTACCGATATTCTCTAAACTAAAAGCGTCGTCATGCACTTCGAAGTCCCGGTCTACTTCAAGCAAGCGAGCCTCTAAGAAAGATCTTACGGGTTTAAAGCTCATTATCCACGAACCACAGTCACGACGTGAAGGTCGGTTTTTTGATTAGCCTCGGCCACATTTCCCGAATAGTTCAAAGATAATTGTGACCGCGAAGCCTTCTCACTAGCCATTAATTTGTATTTATCCCGCTTTGTTGACGAGATATCACCGACGATGTTCGAGTTACCCTCGTATATAAATTCTAGAGTTTTATAAACAGACCATTGCTTAACTTCTTGTAAGTCTAACAAATCATTTACAACGTATTTAGTTCCGTCTTTTCTAAAGATTCTTTTCTCATCTAACCAATCAATGATATATTCTTGAGCTTTTAAATGAACAAGATTCCAAGACGACCAACGCTTAGGAAGGTATTGATCAATTTCTGGCTCGATAATATACAAATCAGAATCAAGGGAAAATAACTTTTGAGCTGTTAAGTCTAATACTTTAACTGTCTTTGTAAACGTCTGAGAGGTCGGTGTAGAGGTCGTAAGTCTTAAGGTTATGATCTTATCGCCTGCTGTTGAAAAGATCCAATCAGCAATACCTTTTTTCGGTGTTACGTTAAACCAAGTCACACCCTCATCGACTGAAATCTCATGTGATGTAGAAGTGGCAAAGGTTAAGCCCGGAGCTAAAAAAGAAGTCCAGGTATCAATCCGCAATTGATCGCCTGTGAATACTTTGTCATCTGTCTTTATAACTCCGAATATGCTCATTTAATCGTCCTTTAGTAAATTGCTTAAAGCAATCTTTTCTATTTCATCCAAAGATAAAAACTCTGGGCTCTTATCAAATCTGTAGCCGCATGCTTCTTGCATAAATATGCCTGCAAGCTCTGTACAAATTAGATACTTCGAAAGATTAGGCTTAACTAAATTTAATTTAGAAAGCGAACCCTTCGTTAGAATTTTAATACCTGTAAGAATAACCTGAGTAAAAGAGTAAGGCTTACCGCATAGGCTATCTAATATTAATTCACAACTCGAGTCGGGATATTTAGTTTTTAAAGGGACCATTCTCTCGACTTTGTAATGTTTCTTAAGTTCAATTAAAGATATCTTTCGAGACTTTGGGAATACTGAGCCCCATGCAATCGCTTCGTCAGTTTTGTAGTCTGTTACTTTTACGATCTCGACGTGCGAAGTTTCTCTTTTTTCGACAATTTCAATGAGTCGAGCAAACGGATTAAATCTGTTTTTATTCTGAACAAAAGCTATGTAATATTCTGTCATAATGTGCTCGCATATACCCAAATATTATCTAGGTCTTTGGATGTTAATCCTAAATAGGTAGCCATTGAATTGACTAAAGGATTGTTTCGAAGCATTTCGTTAGAATATTCCCATTGCTGAATCGATAACGATCTGTTTGGCTCTGGCAATGTTTCAATAAAACCCTTAATTGCTTCAGGATGTATTTGCGGCTTGTTTTGTTGAAATGACATAAGAACCAATGCCGTTCTTAACTGTTGATTTGTTACTGCTGGGATCATTATAGTGAATACGTTTGCTACGCCATTAAAATCGTTTCTAACTTTTTGTTTCTGATCTTCACTAAGATTCGTGATTTGAGTTTCAACTTCTTCGATCGTTGTGCACAACACTCCATTGATAATCATTATGTCCCAACCTTTTTAAATATGACCGTTGAATTCGGTCTGATAGAAACACCAGTCCCGTTGTTTTCGGATCTGATTTGAATCGCCACTGTACCAGCGACACTTACTCTAAATACTCCATCACCGTGGGCTGCAAAATTTGCATTAGCCGTAACTACTGAGGCAGATGTAATATTGTCTGCAAGTGATATTTGTTGATATTCAAAATCTTTATCTGTACCAGCTCCAGCCTGAGTGAAAGTCCAATTTATAGCCACTTCACTTATGGTCGCTGTACCAACTGCGAGTCGGAGTCCGTAGCCTGTCGCCAACACTGTAGATTGTCCAAGGCCTCTGAATCTTATCGCATACAATCCTGCTTCAAGGGGCTGCGTAACCAATTCTGTGATATTAGCGTAGGTATTTAGGGTCGTTGTTTGAATTGCTGTCGTATTTAAATTCGTTTCAAAAGCCCAGTATGCCCCTGAATAAAAGCAAAGAGCGTTAAGAGTGATATCGTAAACGCAAAGCCCTTGTGGTGGCGTAGCGATTGCTAATCGTTGAGCTGAAGTCATTCTCGGAGGTAAAAAGCCTTGTGTAGTGGAATCTATTTGAACTTTTGCAACGGATGACGGGGCTGTTGAGCCAATTGCCAATTGTCCTGTGCTTGTAATTCTCATTCTTTCATTAATAGGATTTGTTGCAGCTCCTGGGTTCTTTGTATAAAAACCTAAAAACGCGCTGAAGTTGTCATCGAAAGCAGCCACTCTCGCGCCGGGCTCAATCCCACCGGCTACATCGTAAGTGTGAAAATCAATTGCAGATCCCGCTCCTGGGCCGCCGCCGGCATTGACTAAATTAAGCTGAGTTTTTAGTGCGCCCGCTTCAGAGTTTACTAAGTTAACGGGAACGACTGGAATATTTACCAACGGCTCCCCGATTATTAATTGAGTCAATACCTGTTTAGCCATTTAATTAACCGCCAATGATTGCTCTGAATGCCGCCGCAGCAGGCGCAGTCGCAAATCTAAAGATGCAAGTGTTTACTGTTGGAAATTCAATGTCACAAATGACTTCATCAAACGCGCCTGAAGTTCTTCTAACTATTGCGTTCAAATCTTGAGTACCTAAGTTGTGAGTTACTGTGATTTGAGTCGAAGTCCCGTCGCCGATGTTTTGAGAGAACTTTAATTTTCTCAATGAATAGTTTGCTAATGTTTGAGGAGTGACAATTTTATCTGTTACAGTTCCTGCGTCTACTTCGACCTGTGTAGCTAAAGCAGCCTTACCTTTTACCGCTGTTGTAGCGTCCGGAGTGTTAACACCAAAAGCACCGAACACTAATGAAGTTGTTCCTAATGTAATATTGATTGCAGATTGCCTCCAAGTAGTCCCACCGTTTGCAGTACCTTGATCGACTGACACTGTAGCGTTTAATAATTCATTTGCTAAATTTGCATCCGGTGCACGAGTCGCTACTACAGCGGCGCCATTCCAAATATAGATACCATTTTCTGAACCAACGGTTTGATCTTTTGCTAAGAAGCGATCATTTGTAACCATTGTGATACCGTCGATTGTAGCGCCCGGAGCTGAAATCGTGATGTTAACTGTAGAGGCTACTTTAACATTGTCTTTCCATGCGATACCTTCTACTAAAACGTCTACATAGTTTTTAGTCGCTGCGTCTTGTGCTGCTGTAGGATCTGGTAAGTTTACGATCTTTGCTGCGTTTATAAAATCTAAATTTGTGAGTACTTGCTTTGCCATTTTGTTATTCCCTTTTGTTTAGCTAAACCTTGCAGATCCTGATTGAGGACCTACAAAGCTAATTATTGTTTGATTAATTGATGTGTGAAAAACCTCTGCTTCAACGATCATGTTACCTGGAGAAAAAACCGCCACGTCTGGATAAAAACCCAGATTGTGATTTACTGTCCAAGACGCAGACGAAGAAACTTGAGCATGAACATAAGTAGGACTTGGTGCAAATGGCGTTATTGTCCCATTTTCATCAATGATTGCCGGGACACCGAGAGTCTGCGAAAAATATAAACCAACATATCCCGGTGACGGTAAATCTGCGGTAGGTTTTTTCTTATAATTACTTTGACTCATAAAATTGTGTTTACTCCGTCAATTGTTAAAACACCGTCAATTATTTGAGTTCTAGTGACGATATTTTCTAAGTCCTCTTTAATTAAATAGTATTTGCTTACAGCTATTTTTTTAAAGTTTAATCCCGTAAATGGATTCAATAAAGTCCCTGAGCCAGAGCCGCTACCCGCACCACGGATGGTATCACTCGCAGGGATCTGCGAAATTTTACCATTTATAAGTGCGAGAGCTACTTGTTCTGCCATTTATTTCTCCGTATGACCTCGACGAATAGCTTCCTTGTGTTCATCTGAAAGTTTTCGTCCAGTTAATGCTTTCTTAAGATTATTTACATGATCTTTTGAAAGTTTTTTTCCTTTGTTCCAAGCGGTTTGTCCGCTATGTGATTCGGAAAGTTTTTTTCTTGTTTCATCTGAAACTTTAAGGCCTTTTCGTGCCAATCCCATTAATTGTATATGCATCAATTGCTCTAGTGTTGGAACTCTAGCTTTTAATGTTTTTTTAATTTTTTCTTTAGTAACAGATGCATGGCGGTTGCCGTCCATTATATTATAACCAATTTTTGGATCATTAGATTTCAACAATAAAATATAATTCAATTCTTTTTCTAGAGCCTTATGTCGTGATTTGCACAAATCTAAAAGCTCACATTTAAATGAGTCTATTCCATGCGTTCTAATATCCATATACATAGGACCACGCTTTAGATCTCGATGACTAGCCATTCGATCAAAAAGCGATCTTCTGGTTTGTCCTATGTATATTTTCCCATTAATCATATTTGTCACCTTATAAACTTTAAACATTTGCCTCTCCTTATATTTAGAGGCAATGTATACACTAAACACAGACAACGGTCAATTTTTAACTTTATCTATGCTAATACGACACAATCATCGATATCAGTGTCGATCTCTGTTGCTGAAATCGCTGAGCCAACTAATTGATGAATAGTCGCGCCGCCTAAGAATGTTGGAGGGGTAGCTGTTACTCCGCCTGCTGTTCCTAAATACTGACGTGCTCCCGGAGTTAAAGCCGATAAATCGTCATTAGTTCCTTCGAAGTAAACAGTTCCGTTCGCTGCACTTGCTACAGAATCTTTTACGAATCCGTGTGCTTCGCGACCATTTGAATTATCAGCTAAGCGGATTGTAGGAACCCCGCCGTCATTCCAAATGTTGATATATTTTCCTGCTCCGATAGCTTCTGAAGCTACGAGAACTTTTACGTTAGGTCCAACGCCTGTCGGCAATACGGAAACGTCTAATTTACCAGACGAATCTAATGCTACTACTTCGCCTGCATCTGTCGCGCCTGTAGATATTACAGTTGCTTCGATTTGTGTTAATTTTCCGTTTACTAATTGAATCGGTTTATGAGCCATATTTTAAATCCTTTTTATAGTGTTATTGTTTCTTGTATATTAATAAATATTTGTCCCGGACCTTGAGAATTTGCTACTAATGTCCTGAATCCTAAACTCGGGGCTATATCAGTCAGTGAGCCATTAGCTCCGAGATATAATTGCGTGCCACTTGTCCATGTAAAACTTGAATCCCTTAACGTCCCAGCCGTTTGAATTTGCATCGACTCATTAGTGTTCGCTGCTGTGATCGCAATCCCAAACACAGACGCCTTTAAGAAACTTACATTGTCAGTTGATAAAGCTACTGAGTTGGCATCAACAGAATACAAACATTTTAATGCGCTAATAGTTTCCGATGCGTTTCGTATCTCAAGATTTGCAGCTAGCCCACCGCCGCCTCCGCCTGATATGTCGCCAGGATTGGCAATGACAACTTCAATCGCGGATTTGTTAGGCCGATTAGGACTCTCAACAAACTTGTCATATTCTCTTTCTTGCAATGTATTTCTAATTGGCATTATCTATTTCTCTTTTTTATAACTGGATCGATGTTTACTTTCTCATAAAACCACGCAATAAATTTGCCTTGGTTTTTTCCGACTGTTATTTGAGAGATAAATTCATACTTAACTTCTGCACCTAAGCGGCTATTGTTTTCGAACATAGCTTGCTTTAAAGCTTCAGGGTTTGAAGCGATAATGAAGTTTGGTAAGTTAAAGATATCTGCCTGAACCACTAATACACTCCAAGAAAAAGAACCCCTCATATTTCAGAGGGGTTTGTTCATTAACCGATTTCAGCAATGAAAGGAGACTTGTTTAATGCTAATGCAGCGCCAGCGAAATCAAGACCTTCAGTTAAACGAAGAGCTTTGAATCCGTAGTGTTGATCGATAGCAGCAAGCATTGATCCAGTTCCGTACTGAATAGCTTTTTGCTCGTCATACTTAGGAGCTAATTGTAAACCAAATGCCACGCCTTCTTTAGAGTACATGAACGATTTAGCTAAAGAAGCCTTAGTGTGAACGATTACGTTTACGCCGTAAACTTTACCGATAACGCCATTAGGGATGTTTGAAGATCCGTAAGCGTCAGCGCGAACAAACTCAGCAATGTCTAATAACAATGCTTCGTCGTCTGGGTTTACAACTAAAGTTAAATCAGAAAGCTGAGCCTGGTTTTTTAATAACCATTTACGAGCGTTTAAGATTTTAGTTTTGTCGATACCAGCAGTTTGTTGGTAGCCAGAGTAAGTATCTAATTGAGTTAAAATAGCGTCGTCTAAGTTACGAGCGTGAGCAGATGCTGCACGTTTAACAAACTCACCTTGGATATTTACGTTTGATTGGTATTGGTCAACATTGTCAACAATCCAAGAAATGTAAGCATTAGTGTTTAAATCTAAAGTGTCGTTTGTAAAAGCCATTGTTTGTGCGTTGCCAGAAGTTCCAGAAGCGCGGTTTTCAACAACTAATGATCCAGTCTTAGGGAAAGAAATTGATTTCATTCCAGGGGCTGCAAACGCTGTTACGTCTGAAATTGTTGGGACTAAGATTGCTTTGTGCTTAAGTTCACGTTGAACTAATGCCGCAATGATGTCTTGTTTAGTAGCTACTAATTGTGTGTTGCCTGTGATTACGTCTGCCATGATATAACTCCTTGTTATTTAGCGTTTTTTAATAATTGTTTAAGATCAGTTTCGGAGAGGTCAGACAGTGGTTTAGATGTAGCGACACCATTCGAAGGGACTAAATTGCCAGGAAGTTTAAAGTCTTTTTTAAACAAGTGCGGCTTTGTCTTTGTCAGCTCTTGAATTTTTGCTTCAAGCTTTACTGTTTCAAATTCAAAATCGTCGTTCACTTCAATGTCATCGAACGTGCAGGCTGTAAAAGCGAGTTCAGGATCAACACAACCAAGCTTTTCACTCATACTCTTGAACTGGCTTTTGATTGTTTTAGTCGTGATGTTTCTAACGATTTGAAGGTTTTTATTCTTAAATTCGTCAGCTTGCTTTTTATTTGCCTCTGCTAGTTCTTTCCATTTTCCCTCAGCTTGCAATTTCTCTTGGCTAATCTGTTCAAGAATTGCTTCTTTCTCAGCGAGCTTTGATTGCATGCTTTTCTTTTCGTTTAGTACTTTTGCGTATGAATCGTAACTTACTAAGTCTTTGCTTTCTGTCGCGCCACTGGCTTGATCAGGAATCCCACTGGGATTTGCGTCTGTCATAAATTTCTCCTATGTAGTGACATTTTTTCATCACTCATAGGGATTTAGAATTTAAGACTATTTAATATAGGGATAATTAGATTGCTGTTTAGCTATTTGAGTTTACGAACGATCTTGTTATATAGACTTAGCTTACGTCTTAACTGTTGAGTGATTTTGTTTTCTAAAAGCGTGTTGAGCTTTTCGGATATAAAAAAGAATTTAAATCCGCGCTTTTCTAGATCGTCTTTTATCTCAACATTATCTTTGTTCTCTAAAGGTTGACCGGATTTCCCTTTGTAGGGATTACGTTGTTTCTTTATTAAAAGGACTACCGTGCTGATTGACTCATTAATTCGAAAGTAGATTGAGTCTAATAATTGACCTGACATTGATAAATTTGATCTATTTGGGTTTACTATTTTTTGATCAAAGCTATTGCCTTGCTTGATTAAAGTCTTGCGTCGATCAACCGTGCTGTCTTCTAAAGGTGGTTGAAAGTAAGCGGGATCTGTTCTGCCTCCGGCTCTTACTGCGCTTCTAATTTGATCGGCCGCTGTTTGGCCTACGAAATCAAGAAACTCTCGATCCTTAGTTGTGCTATTAATAAACTTTAAGGCGTTGTCCCGGGCTTGACTTATTCCTGTGATCTTAACGGTTGTTTTCTTAGCCATTAGCCGACCAACCGATCGATCAAGCGCAATATGACTTCGTCTTTAACGAGGTCATTTGATTTTGTCTCTGTTCTAAACTCGCGAGCTATGGCCTTTAATTCTGAGTCAGTCCATCCAAAGAATTTTCTAGGTGCCACTTTGCCATCTAATGTTGGATGTCCTTGATAGCCTGTCATATGAGCGTAAGCCTTAACGCTTTCCTCGCCTTCAAAGCCGACCTTCATTTTCGTATTAGTTGATTTAAGAATTTGAAGTGAATTAACCATTCCGCCTGTTAATTGCATATTGACGGTTTTATCTTTCCCGAAGGCTGCAAACTCTAGACTGTTCATGTACGCTGTAGAGTACTTACCTAATTTCTTCCCATCCGCTCCAATGCCATTATCCAAACGCTCTAACATCTTATCAAATGCCAATTGAAAGAACGTCTCTTTAACAGAGGCGTCTTTCGCTGAGCTACCTAGTAAGCTTTCAGTATCAATTTCTATCGATACATCGTCTTTTTTAAGATTGGACTTCTGTAATGCCATTTACGTTAGACTCCGGTACTTCTTGAGGGTTTTGCTCAATCATTAAACGCATTGACTCAATCTTTCTCTCTTCAATCTCTAAGATTCTCTCCTCGGCTTCGTCTTCAGATATGCCGTCAATTTGAGATAGTGCGATAACCTTGTCAGATATTCCCATGTCGATTCTTGCTTGCTCGTTAGCTAATTTCTCTGAAACCGTTTCAATCATTTGAGGTTCTTTAAACTTAAGCTTTAGTGTTGAGCTTTGAACCGCTTGTGTCGTCCAATACTTAGGCTCTAAGACATTAGTCCCAGACAATAGTGATAAGTATTTAGTGACGATCTTATGAAGCTTTAACTCAACCACATGATATAAATCGAAGTCTTCTTTCGAAGCTCTAAATTGATCAAGCATTGCAAGTAATCGCTCTAAGGCTGACGAGTATGAAGCGTTACCAGAATTGTTCGAGCTAATTGCTTTAGTATCAAGACCGCGAGTCGTTAAGAATGTAGAGATAAGAGAGTCGATAGTTTTAAGAGAAGCCTCTGTGTTAGGATTAGGATTCTTAAAATCTAGCTCTAATTTAGAGTCAGGGTTTGAAGGATTTGAAGGTAAGAAAATAATCTTATTGGCACCTAATGTTAACGTATCAGGTTTTAAGTTTGCATCGCCTGATAGCACACCGATTGAATATCCTTGCATGCGAGTAGTAAACATTTGATCAGACCATGCAACGTTAAAGTCCACTGTGAAATCTGTTAATGCTTGTCCAATACGAACGAAGAATTCGAAGTCTTTATCTTTAGCAATATCAACAAAAGGTAACATCTCGATCGCATTAGGAATAATTTCGCTAGTGATTTCGCCTTTACCATTCATAGTAAAAACCATTTCATTAGTCCATACTTGATAACGCTCTAACGTCTTTTTGTAGTCATCTGAATCAGCAATAGTTTGGTTTACACCGTCGCTATTTGTTTTTAGCCAATAGGCTTTATCAAAGCTTGAAACGATATATGCAAAAGCTTGCTCTGGATCGTCGTTATCAGGAATTACGTCAATGTTGTGACCATGCAAAACTCTTAACTGAATCTTAGAGTCCTTTGGTACAACTTGAATGAATGATTGATTATTTAATTTGTAGTACTTATTTGATTTTCCAAGCAATGAGTCAAAGCCTGAGTCTTTGTAAACATTCTCTAGAACTTCCTCATCTTTTTCTTGGATGTCTTCATAGTCACGCTCTGGACAATCTGTGTAGATATTAGCTTCTTTATTAACAATAGCTTTAGCGATATTAAGATTTGATACAACTTGCATCTGCTCAACTGTTGATGTTGATAGCTGTGAAGTTAAAGCCTCTCGTACGTAAGGCATTGCTTTATCATTATAGATTTCATAAGCCTTTAATGAATCACGCTTTCTCTGGATATTTTCTTGGCCTTTAATTTCGTCAATGATTGATTTTCTAACTAAAGGATCTAATAAATTAGGATTAGCCATTAGAAGTTACCGCCTTTTATAATTACTTTATTTTTAGATGTGAATGAAATCCTGTAGCCCAAACTCGTGGTCACATGTTGATAGGGGTGTTGAGGACCGTCGTCCTCGATGTAGTCGGCACCTTTTTTAAGCGTTGTCAGTTTCATACCCTCGTTAATAGTTTTACATTTTTCGTACACAAATAGCCGCTGCTCACCTAAACTATTTGAACAATAAGCATTAACAATATTATGACGTTCTTTAATTGGTGGATTGGATTTTGGAACTAAAAGACTATAGTTCAACTTGAGTCCAAGTTTAGTCCTGTAATTACTTAAAAAGTTTTCTATGATCTCATAGTTAGACCATTGAGAATTTGTTGATCTAGCCCCACCTGTTGCATCCCCGTGTATTTCGAACACGACAGGCATTTCAAATATTCCCTTAGCTGACATCTCTTCTAAGGTGTCTAAAGTTCTAAATCCGTGAACGATAACCTCGTCAAAGAAATGGAATGTGTCTGTAGCTTTATCATACTGACTTAAGCAGCATGACATTGGCTTTCCAATCCCTATGTTAAAGTCAAAAGATATGCTGACAGGTAAATCATTACGAATAGTGTAAGCTGTTGGTTTAAAGTTAAGTTCTTGAGAATAAGCATAATATATTTTCTCTCTATCAATCTCTACCCATTTACCATAAAGCATTCTTTCAGCTTCTTTGGGTGGTAGATCTCTTTTTAATTGTTCAATGTATGTGCGAGGCAAGAAAGGATTTTTCTCAGTTAACGAGAAGTAAACGTGGCGAGTTTCAGATTTTTCATCAAAGAAGTATTTATACAGCGGATGACTTGGACCGCCTGGATTCGTGCAATAGATTATCAGGTTACGCTTTATGTGTGGTTGACGACCTAGCCTCTGACGTATCTCAATCATTGCTTTGTAATCATCCCCTTCGTTCTCGATTGCTTCCTCTATGATAGCCATTGATAACTCTAGGGATCTAAACTTTCGATACTTCTTATCAGCCCAAGACTTCCCCATAATGATTGAGCCATTTTTAAATTCAATGTAAGCAGATGAATAATTGATTTTATAATCAACCCCATCAACTAAAGCTGTTCCCTCTAAGTGCTCTACTATCTTTTGAAAGATAGTATCTTTTAAGTCCGGTAGTGATCGTCTGCCTATTAGGATCTTTGCACCACTATTGCGTGTAGCGTGAGCTAAAGCGATATTTGCAGCGAGTAATGATTTACCGGAGCCGATTGAGCCACTGAATAATAACTCATGTGTTCCGATGTTATAGTTAAGATTGTACTCAACATCTCTAATGACCTGGGCATGGAATGGCAATATCCAAGGGTTAAACTCATCGATGTTAGGTGTTGATTTATCTAGCATAGAAAGCGTTGATCTGCGTCTTTCAATACTTCACAACTAAATTTTAATACTATGTTTGGATTCGGATAACTTGATATTGAGTCGCTCTCAGTAACTTCTAACATTGCATAGATGATATCGAACATAGCGTCGATTTCCTCCTGTAGACGTTCCTCGCTCATTTGAGAGTACATTGCCATGAGCCTGTTATGGTTTGTCATTCTTAGGCTCAATATACTGGAATGTTAATGTCTTCACTGATTCTTTATCGACGGTATGCTCAACCGCTTTCTTCTTTGAATATACAAAAGACATGTAAGTCTTAGCAGCATCCGCACGGTCGCTTAATGATATGCGGTCTTCATAAGAGACCACCCCTTGAAATCCTTGTCGTTCGATCTCAGGGCTTGGATAACCTAAAGCCTTCCAATTGTTATTCATGATATGAATTAAGATCAAAGCGGGATCTGTTCCGTGCTCTTCTAACAAATCAAAAAGATGCTGAGTGTTTTTATTCAAAGCACCTTTAGGACGACCACCTTTGTTCTTTTCTGTATGGGTTTTTTCTAGTTTTTTACTGTCTGATTTTTTAGCATTACTAGCCATTTGCTTTATTCCCATTCTCTAGAATCTTTCCCAATAACTGCGCTCGTCCGTTTACTTTGCATTTAATATAAATATTGGTGAGGTGATATTTTACGGTCTTATGAGATATGAACAAGCTCTTAGCCATTTCTCTTTGGTTCATCGGAGAATATAGAAGCTCATAAACTTCTCTCTCACGCTTTGACAGAAGCTTTAAGTGATTAGCCACTGTATGAAAGGGATCAAAGCCTGGGGGTAATCCTTCAGGTAAGCTAGCCATTCTCGATCCTTTTTTTAGCGCTGCTGAAATAGCTCTCGTCTCGCTCTATACCTATGAAATTACGATTAGTATTTTTACAAGCGACACCTGTAGATCCTGAACCCATTGTGAAATCTAAGACTGTTTCATTTTCTAGCGTGTAGGTTTTTATTAAGTATTCTAATAGTGCGACTGGCTTTTGAGTTGGGTGAAGCCCCGTTTCGCTTTTAAATGGAACATTAGATATTGGAAACCTATCACCATTATTTTCGGTTACCCAGCCAGCTACAGATTGGTCTTGCGTTGTCTCTCCCGCAGATGCACTCGTGCATCTGTAGGGCTTTCCTTTTGTTTTTTGCGGATAATAAGAACTTTGTTTTTTTGAGAAAACTGAAATTTGCTCATGTCTTTTAAGCGGCTGTCGATTGGCATTTAAAAAACCGCCCCCATTTGATTTTAGCCAAATCCAGTCGTACTTAAACTCTTTAATATTACTCATTCTCAAATGACTAGAAAATGGCTCAGATCCAAATAAAACAATCGCGCATTTCTCTTTTCTAATTCTCTTTAGCTCTTTCCACATTGGTTCAAAAGAAATAACAGAATCCCATTTGCAAGCTGTTGTTCCGTATGGAGGATCTGTTAAAACAAAATCAATCGAATTGTCAGGGATAGTTTTCATAAGCTCTAAGCAATCGCCTAAAAGTAACGTCATTTATTCGATGTCCTTATTGTGAGCCTGTAAGTTAACTTTGTTGTGAAATGTGTGTTTAATTAGGTCTTCGCTCATAAACTGAAGCCCTGTTGTTGAGGCTTTCTCAATAAGCTGAAGCCTGTTCTCAACCCCAAACTTCCAATAGACCTGAGTGAGTCTCCATTTTACACCGTGGGTTGATAGGAATATCTTTCTCGCAATATCTGTGATCTCAAGCCCTGACAAAACCATGTGCATAATTTGAAACTCTCGTCCGGTAAGAATCGGGTTCTCTTGCCCGTACTTTTCTTGCAGCGGATTAACAGGGAGAAAGCTTTGCTGTTCATATTGTTTATATGATTGCTCGTTCTCATCTTTTGACGCTAATAAGTCGGGTTGAAATCCGTTCATAAATATATTTCGACATGACAAATAGGGTTACTCAAAGGAAGTAAAAGTAATCTTTAACTTACAAATCATTTCTTCTTTTTTCTTGCATCTTTGGAATTTTAATCTTGAAATGTTTTTACGGAGACTATTGCAAGACCGTTTCGATAATGCTGGAAACTCTTTATTGAAGCGGTTAAGCGATTTATAAAATATGGAATTAAAAGACCTGCCAAAAATCAAAGGATCTAAAGCTAAGATTAAAAAGACTTTCAATATTTCGAAAGAAGCTATTGAAGTTTATGAGAAGGCTAAAGAGTATCATGATATTGATACCCCTGGAATGTGCACCCAGGCTATTGAAAAGGCTATGCTATCAATTAAGCATCTGATTAATAAGTAACTACTTTTGACACTCAGTTTTCCAACGAACAAAGCCCTTGTTAAATTCTGAGGGCGTTAGGCAAATCAAGCCTTGCTGATTAGATCCTAAATTCTCCGTTAAAACGAATTTACTCGACATTGAGCATTTCTTATTATCAAAAATGACCTCTCGGTGGTTAACCAAGTTGTCTTTGATGTTTAATGTCTGGACTTGAACGACTTCTTTAGATTTACAGCCTAGTATTGAACTAAGGGCGATTAAAAAAATCGTCTTCTGCTTTAATGATTTGCTCATTAGTACTCTCCGGGTTTTTAATGACTTCGTGAAGCTTCTCGAGCTTTTCTTCAGCTTCTTTTTTAGCTTCGATCTTATTGTCGATATTTTCGCCGACTTTAACGACTTGCTTTTGAAAGATCTTATAAAAGAATTTAAGAGCAAAGCCCCAGAAACCTGAGGCACTTGCTACAAAAACCCCTATAGCATCGGTGAGATATTTTAGGAGTTTTTCGTACATTAGCTGATTTGTCCGGCTTGCTGTAAAGCTAACTCTTTTAACTTAGCCTTAATAAATGGAGCTTGAGAAGCGATAATCGCATCGTCAATTTGACCTGGGATCAGTTCTTTTAAGTATGACAATACTTTATCAACTTGCTTGTCTGATTCAGCTTCGATCAATTCTTTTACTTTTACTTCTACGATTGGCAATAAGTAATCGCCCACTTCTTTTAATACTTTTTTGATGTCCATATTTTCTCCTAGTTAGTGTGAACACTCAGAATAAAATATGGGGCTTAATACTCAATTTATAAGGGTGGTTTTGATGTTTGTTCTACTTGAGGTTAGAGGTTAAATTTAAGTCTATTGTGGTTCTGATTGCCATATTTTGGCTTGTTCCGACTCATTGCTCGAAGTGTTTTGATTAAAGGGTGTGATATAATTTCGATTTTTTCAGCCCAGCTCGCCGTGAACCCAGCTTTTGACATCGACATGCTTAATGACCAGCCATCTTGAAAGAATAGAACTGCTTTCATGGCTTTGATTTCTACTTCCTCATTTGACATTTTCAATTGATACCTCGATTCGTTGATCAATTTTCTTGCACTTTTCCCATTTGTATTCAGACTTACCGATCACAGAAAACTTATCATCAACGATCACGCCCGCTTTGACCAAACCATCGACCACATACTTAAACGATCCCACTAGCCCGTCATAGTCAGGTTCACGCATCGAATACCTTGTAAGTATTAGCTTTGCCTTTTTAAATGGAGCCTTGGGCACGTTATGGCGTAAATAGATCTTAACTAAGCCGTGCCACTTCTTTGATTCTGCCTGAACATTTCTCCAATGCGCATGAAGAATCATATTCGGCATTTTAGGAAGGTCGTTGATCGTAAGGCTAATCATTATACTTCTCCTAACGGTATCCAAGTTACAGAAGTCATTGGATTTTCTATTTTATAATATTGTAAAACGACTAAAACTTCTGGGTCCCATTCAAACATAATTGGACAGTCATCCATAATAGTCTGAAATACGATGCTGTTTAATTGTGGACTGTACCAAGCATATTGCCTCATATCACTCCTCGATTTCTTTCAGTGTTTCAATAGCTTTCAAACCGCCTCGAGGAATCCCAATTGAAATGTCATCAATATAAACATCGCAATAATCAATTTCAGCTCCACCGTTACCCCAAACTGAAGGATTAGCATAAAACTGAAGTGCTAATTTCGCTTTTTGGAGTTTAGCTTCAAGCTTTTCATAATCAGAGAAAAGTACATAATCGCCTATGTTGTGGTGATACACGCCTGGTTCTGATGGCTCTGGATGATATCGCTTAACATTACTTTTCATTGTACTTATCTTTCTGTGCTTCAAATTTTATTAGCTTTTGTATAAACGCTATTTGGCAAGCCAGCATGTGCGACCTCTCGCCTGGAATTGCGTGTAGTTTGGCAAGCTCTACATATGTTTTTAATAGTAATTCAAGTTTCATTCGACTCTCCTTTATATTCTGCGAGGGCTGTGTGCGCTATGCGGTCGGCACTGCATTGCACGCAAGCCCTTTGAATACTTAATTCTAAAGCCTCAACCAAAATCTTCGCTTGCTCAGTTACTTCTTGAACTCTTGAAAGCTCTTTGTGATATTCTTCATATAACTTATGCCAAGTATTTCGGTGCATTTTAATATCAAACGCACCTCTAGATTCATTGTTTATTTCTTCATGTTTACTCATTTAAAACCACCGTCCTTTTGGAGTGAAGAAAAAAACACTTAATACAATCCATGTGATAAGAAGCATAAATACAACAATAGGCACTCCAATAATTGCGCCTAGTGTGTATAAAATCCAAAGTGGAATTTCTATAATCATTCCCCACCCCACAAGACACTAAATACAAACACCATAAATGCGACTGCTAATAATAAATCTGTGATCATTTTACATCCTTGCGATAATATCGAATCATTTCAGTTATTATTTTCTTGTTAAATTTAAATTCGTTTTCATTCCACTCGCTTGTGCAATCTTTTAATCGAAACGCTTTCACTTCATCAAATGTCATTTTCTTACATCCCCAAATCACATAGTCGTCGAATATTGTAATGAAAAATCTTGTATTCACAACTTGCAAAGGAGTGAATTTAAAACCTATTGCGTAACTAAGGTTAGCGAAACTAAGGTCAGCGTAACTAAGGTTAGCGTAACGAAGGTTAGCGTAACTAAGGTTAGCGTAACTAAGGTTAGCGAAACTAAGGTTAGCGAAACTAAGGTTAGCGTAACGAAGGTTAGCGTAACTAAGGTTAGCGTAACGAAGGTTAGCGTAACTAAGGTTAGCGTAACGAAGGTCAGCGTAACTAAGGTTAGCGTAACGAAGGTCAGCGTTGTAAAAACTCTCCCCCTGTTTTGCAACGAGTCTCTCACCTTTTGATTGATCCAAAAGCCACATTTTATGTTGTTCTAATCTAGTTTTTAATTCTTCATTCATAAATACCTTTCGTTAAACTCAAGGAAGTGATTCAGCAAAGCCACTCATTCGTGATGAGCTGATATAAGGACCACGACGTCCGGACTGAATCACTTCATTCAATCTACAAACTCAAGTGAATGAACCAAGGCCATGCGCGACTATGGCTCCCTATTTATTCAGCATCACTCTCTTGCTGCCCATCGGCCTCTAGACTGGCTAGAATTTGATTAAAGCAATTAAGCTACTTCTGGTTATTTCAGGACTTGGGTCAATCAATGCGTGTCTCCAGTAGTTCACTTTTGTACGTTTGCGTTCCGACTAACTACAGCTTCCACGCCTCTTGATTCATTCACTTCAGTGCTCGTTTCGACCACATGACGAGCGGCATGTTATCAAATTAATTTAAATTAAGTTTGGTCTAATAATCCGAACCACTCGGATTAAATTAAAGTCCTAATTTTGCAGCTTTAGTTTTTACTAAGGCTCTTAGTTGAGGCATCGTCAAAGACAATGAGCCACCCGGATCTTGCTTGTCCCCAAGTTTGCCAGCTTCTTTTCTTAATTCGTCATGGCCTGCAATATAATCAAGATCAAACTCTTTATTATTCTTCTTGAACCATAAAATTAAATTGATCAAAGATGCTTCTTGCTTTTCGGTATACTTTTCGTAAGTACCAGCAACGATGTAGCCTTGCGCTGTTGTCACTGTGCGAGTGTCAGACTTTGGAACCGATGAAGGTGGGTTGCGTCCCCATGAGCACATCTCTAAACCAAAGTTGACATCAGAAACACTTGAGCGACCTTTCCATTTAGAAACGCCTGAGTGATAACCCCATGTTCTAAACATATCGAAATTTTCAGGAACATAAATAATCCCGTCTTCGTCCATTGCCGCACAGCCAAAACCTTGCGATGCCAAGTAGTTGATAATACCGCGAGCTGATGACGCTTTCTTGCCACTTACGGCATAATGAACTGTCATGCCTTTGAACTTGCCTGAAGGCGTCTTGTAGTCACCACGGTCTTTAAACTTAACACCCTTCACAACAACGACTGTCGGTTCTACAATCCCGTCTACGTGCACTGTGGGCTCAACCGGAGGCGTTAAATCATCCGGGATAGCTTCGATCTTTAATTCGAAAGCTTCTGATGCTGCGTCTGATTTTTTACCCCATTGACCGTCCACAACTAATCCCGCGCCCTTTGCATTCATAGCTTCTTGTGCTTTTTTTACTAATGTTTCAATTTTCATTTTTCTTCCTTTTTGTTATTTTCTAATTTCATTCCTACTAAATTCTCAATCGTGTGCACTTGTTTATTTTTACCTGTTAACCAGTTCCAAAATCTTTTAAACATTGCTTAGCTCCACTAGTTAAAAAGGCATCTCGTTAGTTACTGGCTTTTTGTATGGAGTTTGAAAGTCTGGATGATTGGCGCTTTGCTTTCTGTCGTTCTTGAAAAGATTTGCGTTTAACACAATTTCTTTATCTAAAGAATTTATGTGCTGTTTAGCCAATGCGATAAAATCGTCCTTGTTTATTTTAATTTGCATAGATAAATAATTGCCACTTCCATTTTTTAACGGTTTTTCCCATGCCGATGCTTTTACTTCTAACTTATTTTCCATTTTCTACCCCTCGCTTTATGTGTTTTCATATCCAAGATCAGTCCAATATTTTTCTGATCTTTTAATTTGTTTTTTCCATTCATTAACTTTTTTCATTATTTTTTCGTTAGCTAATTCTTCAGTTGTGTCTGGAGTTATATTTGGATTAAACCAAGCTGCGTTTAATGCTTTTTTAACAAAGCCGCCTTTAAGTGAACTATCCCATCTAGGCATATTTGAGTTATTCGTTTTTCCAGTCTCACAGTCGCAACGAATTAAGTATTGAAAACCGTCTGGCTCTGTATGTTCGAATTTTACTATCCCAGTATCGAAACAATAGTCGCATCCAATTTTCGTGTACTGAGCTTCAATTACTTGATTGTAATAATTATTTTTCTTTTTCCATGCTGTCGCAGCATCAAAAAAATCACTAGGCGTAGGGGCGTATTTAAAATTATCAATGATTGTATTTATAATTTCGTCGATCCCATCTTTAGGAATATCTTTTAGAAAATTATAAATTCTTTCAATTTTAGTTTTTGATTTCATTGATGGGAAACATTCAACCAATGTCTCAAATCTACTTAAAAAATATTGTTGATGTCTCATCTCCATTATGACCAACCCATCATACTCATAAGCTCGTCAACACTAGATGCTTTCGCTTTGTTAGCTGGTATTGTTTGTTGATATTTAGGCCAGGAGTTATCTAACCAAGTTGACACGAAACCAAGCCATCCACGCTTAGTTTTATTATTCTTTTTCGGATTACGATCGAGCCAATTTTGTATCTTATAAAATTCACGCTTTATAAAATCAGAGTCACCATACAACTCAAAAAATATAAGTTTATTTTTTTCATCAAGTATGTCCACGAGCTGTTTAGGTGATTCGATTTTGATTGTTTGTTTTTTTGATACTGTACCCACTTCATTTTTTGAAGTGGGTACAATATTATTAATTAAAGAGTTAGTATTTAGAGAAGGAGGAAGAGTAAGAGAAAGAGTAAGAGGGTTCGAGCCGATTTCTTCCGATAAGCGGTCGCTTTCTTCCGCTTTTGGTCTTCCACCCTTTTTACCAGCTTTTTGCCTTTGAATTAACCAACCGAACTGTTCATTACTGCCAATAACATATACGCCTTGCTGTTCTTTAAGGCATAAATCTTCAGTTGACTGATAAGTCTTGATTTCTGCCAATCCAACATCAATTACCTTATCTTCCGCTTGTCTTCGTTTCCATTCGTTTAACGGAATTAAACGGTCGCTTTCTAGATTAAGATAAAATTTCTGTGCAAGGATAAAAGCATCTACCACAGCGCCTAAAGCTGCGTGTCTATTTCCCATTGATATAATTAAATTTTGATAACGACCGTCTGTGAATAGAGAGTCTTCTAAATTGATTCGCGCCAAGCGTTCCCCTTAACGCCAAGCGATTATGGGGATCTTAGGATCGGTTTAGATATTTAATAAGAAGACACAAATTGGAGGTGGCGGAGGGACTTGCCCTGGCACCCTATGTCTCATTACTAAACACCCAAACCGACCTAGATCGGCTTGTAAAGCTTGGCAGTAATTACAAGTTAACAGGACTTTATATTATTAAATTTTTGAATCAAGTCTTTTTTATTTAAATGCAGATAATTTAAAGTTGTTTTTATATCGCTATGTCCCATTACATCTCTTATCTCAAACGCTCCAAAACCCATTTCAATCAATCTTGCAGGCAGGCTATGTCTTATGCCATATACTGTTAAATCGTTAAACCCTAAGCGTCTTAGCCATTTTCTAGCGTAATGAGAAAGTCGGTCTGTCTTTAAATCCTTATCGCTTAAATAAAAAACTTTATTTCCTTTAAAAGGCAACGAATGGAGTAAGATATCAAGCTCTTCATATATGGGAAATTTTCTAGCAATGTGTGAATTTTTTCCGCATCTAAAAGTTATCTCTTTTGACTCATAATCAATGTCTGTCCAATTTAAGTTTATTAATTCTGTTGGTCTACAACCTGTTAACCATAGAAATTTAAAACATCCTGTCATATGGTCACCTATGGAATTTATAAAACTTTCGTATTGAAATTGTGTCCAACTTTTTCTGCGATTAATTTCAAATTTTAAAGGTCTCATGCCTACGAATGGTGATTTATAAACATAGTTCCAATGAATACACTTATTAAAAAAATGTTTAAAGGTTGATAGTCTTTTTCTAACACTTTGGGGACTCATTCTTTTTAGTAAGACATTTTGGAAAGCATCAATGTGTTCAACATTTATTTCGTGAATATATTTTAGTTTGAATTGATCAAGATGATCTAAGAATATTGGGAAATATTTTCTCTCTAACCTTTGAGAGGGCACACTTTTAAAGGCCGTACAATCAGTTAAGTATTTTTCGACGGCCTTATTTATTTCAATTTTTTTCAGAGCAGAAAATCCATTTAATAGGTCCAGGTGTAATTCTTCAACTACTCCGGTTTCAGTGTCCTTAGTGCATAATACTTTTGCCATGAGGGTACTCCTTTGTGTGTCCCCTCATATTCGGTTTTTATTTAACAGAAAAGGTCTAGCTAGAATGGCACCTTTTCAGTCTCATCAAGCTTTGGCTCTGCTTTGATTGATATTGTTTTAATATATGACTCCATTGACAAGTAATCGTCCTTTAAAGCTCCAAAAATATTATTAACTTTTGATAGTTTTTCAATTGATTCTTTAATGTAAAGCGTCTCTAAGTCGATTAACTTCTTGCCCTGGTTATAACCGTTCTTAAGTTTGTATTGACCAGTTCCAAAAGTTTCATCTTTTTGCTCAGTCTTCATTCCTTGAACTGCTTTTTGTGTATCAATTTTTTCATTATTTATAGGATGCTTTTCAGCTTCTTGTCCATCGTCGTCTGCTTGTGCAATATTTAACATTGCTGCAAGTGAATATCTACGCGCATAAGTACACGCGCTGCCTAATCCTTGCATAGTAGGCTTTTCAATCATCAATTCAAAAGATGATTCGATCCACTCACCGCTAATATGTAATAGCCTTGTGACCATTGACTTGTCTTGCAAGGCTTGAATGACAACGATCCCATTTTTTGATAAAAGATCTTTTGTTTCATCAATTACAGCGGCTAAAGTTGCATATGTTTTTTTAGTTTTATCATTAGAAAACTGTCCGGTCGCATCTTTAACGACATTCTTAATTTCTGTTTGAGAAGCTGCTAAAGCTGTCGCTATATTTACGATTGATTCACTTGTTTTCATGTTTTATCCCTTTTTAATTTCTGATTTAGTTAAGCGAAAGCCCTGTTTTAATCTTGCACCTTGGATTTCATGGCCTAGAACGAGCATAGCTTTAATCCTTTTATCATCTGTAGACCTGACCATTTCTTCTTTGAATAACTCAGGAGGCAGTAAAGACTCGTCATA